TGTGGGTCAGCAATCTTACCTTCTGTCTTTGGATCCCACTCATCAGGTGAGTGTTCTTCATTAGCATGAAAGTCTACCTTGTATTCATTCCATTTATCATTAGGATCATAGAGTGGATCGGATGGATCTTTCTGGCGTGGTGATGACATTATGCTTGCTCCTTGTTGAATAGTTTACGACACTTTTTAACTTCTTTGAGTTCATCCTTGATCATTTGATAAGCATCTTCAGGAGTGATACGTCTTGACATTTCCATGGCAATGGTGTATTCAACTCTTGTACCAAAGTGTTTAAGTGCTTCTTCAAATGAGTTTAGTTCCTCATACATTAGTCAGGGTCTCCATCATCGTCATATTGTTCACCGTATTTATATCTTCCTTCTACATCTTCATGTAGATATGAACTAGTATCAGAATAAACCTCAGTTTTTAATGACTCTATTAGTAACTCTAGATTATGAACAATTAATTTAAGTTTACTTTTTTCCATAGGAGTTTTTACCATGCACCTATGTTACCATAAAAAAAGAAGGGTGTCAACCCTTCTCAATTACTTGTAAGTTATCACTTGCTGTAGGTCTTCCCACGATAGCAGAATGTGCCATGGGTTTCCTTTGATTCAACACAACGTGTAGTATACTCAACACCACGATATGAAGTGTGTGTAATCTGTGCGTCGTGCAAAGCAGATACTTTTTTGATCTGCTTTCTGATCATGTTTAGTGTGTTCATTGTCAGTCTCCTGAAGTTAGGGTTTTTAATCCCCGTTCCTTCAGTCGTGTGCGTCCCAATACCACTGGCATTCTGGTGCTGAGTCCTTAAGGGTCTCAATCAACTCTACCTTCAAGACAGAAGATAGATTCGCATTGTTCTCAATCTTCAGCATGATAGCATCAGTTTGAGTACATGAGAGTGTTGTATAGAATAATAGTTCTAGCATGGGATGAACGGCTCCGTTCCGCGACTTACTTGCGTCCTCCTTACGGGGGATGAACGTGTGGTAATTATACCATATTATATAGAATATGTAAAGTGTATTATTTGATACACTTTATTATCTTTTAAGATGCTGCATGTCATGCTCCAGGGCAGACAATTGATATCTAATCACATCACATGCCAAACGTGCATCACTAGGATTGCCACAGGTGTATACATCACATGCTGCAGTGCCTTCTTCTGGCCATGTGTGAATGCTAATGTGACTCTCGGCAAGGAGAAGCACACAAGTCACTCCTTGTGGATAGAATTTATGTGACGCAACGTTCAACACAGACATCTTAGCACAATATGCTGCGTTGTCAAGAGTCTCTCTAATGAATGTTTCGTCATCTAATTTTTGTTCGTCACACCCAAATAAGTTTAATAAAAAATGATCGCCCATCAAATCAACCAGAACTTATTATTTCTTGCTAGATTACATTTTCTGATCTTAATATCAAAACCATTTTCTTGCAACCATTTTGCATCGGGAAATGCTTTCTGCAAGTTTGAATAAAAGAATACTTCGTCATATGTTTTTGCAGACACTACCATGCCATCAGAATTTATACGACGCATTACTTTTGGATTAGCAGAGTCGCCTTGTTTCCAATACTGAATACAAAAAGTATTTGTTGTGCTACTATGCTGACCCGTAATACTCATGACTTGCTAGGCGGATTCCAGTTTTTAGGATTGACACGACCCTCGGTGGGAGTCATGTTGATTAAATCACTATGGTATTTATCCCAATAGTCATCAAAAATATCTACTTGACCAGCACCAGAAGCAATATCAAACTTCGTAAGATCTGCTACAACATATTCAATCAAGAAACTATTATAGGGAAGAGATCTATCTTGACCTAAGGTTGGGTCACAATCTTGATGAAGAATCTTACAACCTTTACCCATCAGGAACGACCTCCCCATTTAATTTGGGGGAACGCTTCTTCTACGCAAGCGCGAGTAATCTTATACTTCTTCTGTAGTTTCTTATCTTTGACGAGACATAGCACTTGTGCTTCCTCTTCACACAAACCTTCTAGTAGTTGAATGAAAAGGTTTTCGCGTTGTGATTGTTTCAAAGAAGAGTTACCACCCTTAAAGAACAAATACAAACGGCGAAACTCTTTTTCTAGAACACTATGATCAGTTCCTTTGGGTGCATCGTTGGGAACGTATGGAACATCACCTTCGGGAATCATAGAAATAATACTCTCGTCATAGTTAGCTACTAAAATAGATCGCAAGGCAGGAGTATTATAGTCGCGAAGGATCTTGATTTTTTGTGGTTTGGTTTTCGCGTTGCTCACTTTTTGGAGCACTTCAGATACTAATAGTTTCATTTTTTAAAGCTTGTTGTAGTGCGAAAGAAATAATCCTGCATCAAGTCATTCAATTGATGCTTCTGGAAATACTCCAGTGGTACTTGTTTCCCTGTAATATTTATGGAGTTAAATTCATCTAAAATTTGGGACTCAATTTCATCAGGAACATAATCAAAGTCAATCAACTTACGATTGCGATGGAAGTTTGCTAACTGAGCATCGTTAATACAAAACTTTGTCGGGTCTTGCTCGATCCATATTGATAAGTTTTTCTGACTAATAGGTTTCTGTCTTATTCCATTAACAAAACAATCATCAGGTGATAGGAAGTTAGGAATTCCGTCTGACTTGTCTCCCTTAATGACATGCTCCTTTATAAAAGCATGGGGATTATCATAAGCAATAAACTTCTTAGTTACAGGATTGAACCGATGAACTCCAGGATATTTTTGTAGTTGAATGAAATCTTTGTCGCCAGATAGAATTAGTATAAGTTCTTTTGGACCTTTGTTTTTACACAGGGTAGAGATGACATCATCTGCCTCTGCGCCAAGAACTTCTACTACTTTGTACGGAAAATGTGTTTTGATCTCGTCTCTAATTTTATTAAGTAGATCAAAAATTGCTGACCAATCATGACCAGATTTTGCTCGGTCTTTTTTTCTGTTTTGTTTGTAGTATGGGAAGTAAGTCTTTCTCCAATATTGTTTAGAGTCATAGGCGAGAACCATCTCGCCATACTTCCCACCATACTTTTGTTCATATGCTTTGAGAGAACTTAGTACCATATGTCGTACTAGTTTTTCATTCAGTTTGTCGCTTTTCAATTGTGCCATCAGATTACTAATCATAATCTGATTCATGTCAATGATGATCATCCTCCTCCTCGTCTACAAAACGTACTGATAATAGTTCTTCGTTGATCCATACTCCATTTGCGTCATACATCTCTGGGTGTCCATCTTGTTCGTCCTTATTAGTTAATTGAAAGATTACATCATTAAGATGCCAACCAGCAATAATACCAACTACGAATGATAAAAATACGAACGCACCTGAGAAAAAAAGAATGACGGATGTCTGCATGACTTACTCCTTAAGGATTTTATCCCAAGAAAATTCCAATTTGAAATGGAATGTTTTTCTCAGGAAAGTTATTGTTTGATTAAAAAATACACCACGTTTTTCTGGTGTTACTTTTTCTCTCCTGAGCATAAGCTCTGTGCCTTTATTTATCTGTGGTGAATCATTTTCTAGATTTGACAAGGCCATTTACCACAAACATCTTAGCAGTTTCGACCAAACCACCAACCACTTCTTCATCAATAATAACAAAAGGAAACGTAGATGCCTCAGGATATTTTGATTTAAAGTTCTCTTTAAGTTCTGGTGTGTTTACCAGGAACTCTTCATACTCTAGGTCTGCACGTACAATTAACTCTTTAAGTTGAGTACAATACTTGCAACCAGGTGTGGTGTAAATTTTAATATCCATTTAAATTTTTGTTATTTACTACGAACGAAAGATATGTTACCAGCTACAACAATTCTGTTGCCTTCTCTTTCTGCAGGTTCTACACCATGAAGTGCCCATGAAGGGAAAGCAAACATTCTACCAGTCTCTTGTGGTGGATATGTTTTATCACCACTTGAGTTAACAAAGTAAAAACTTTCTAGTTGATCTGGTAATGCCTTGATTACATGAACCCACGAAACAAAAGATCCTTGACCATGATGATCATGTACTGGATGAGAATTGGTGTGTTGGTTATTCATCTGTATCCAGATGTCATATGGTTTCACTTCATATTTAATGTACCCATCGATGCCAACATCTTTCATCATCTCCACAGATTTATCTTCATAGAAAGAAAAAACTTCTTTAGAAAGTTCTTCACTTATTAAGTCAGGGGGATGATCCCAATCACTATATGTAGAATAGAACTTACTATCACTTTTTAAGTTACTCAAAATTTGTGATTCTAATCGGTTAACAAAAGACTCCTCATGTAAAATTTGCTGTGACCAAAGGATCATATTGTTATGTTTGCTTTGTCTCCGTATTATACAATAAAAAACCACCCCTGTCAAGGAGTGGTGGTCGGTCTAGGAGGTGGTCTGAATGGGCAGTCGCGACACCCAGCACCACAACATCCTCTAGTCATGCTCAGCGAAGTGCTTTCCGATAACTTCAATACGTTCTTCTTCATGAGCAATGATATCTAATTGTTCTTGAATAGCACCAAGGACATCTGGATGCTCACCAATACCAACAGGGTTGTGTAAGTATATTTCTATGTTTGCTTTTGCTTTGGCAATATTACCTAAAGCATCACCAACTAGAGCATCTAATACTTTTTCGCGAAGATTGCAAGACATAATAATTCAGATTTCTTTTATTTATTGTATAGGTCTTCCAATTTTTCTTTGGATAGATCTACATACATAACCTCTTCACCTGGTTCAGGTGCTTCAGGATGTTTTGGTTTTGCTGGAGGTTGTGGTTTCATATCAAGTGACATGATATTTGCCCACACCATTGCGAATGCTGCACCCCCAATGAGAGCGAAGCATACGCCATAAACAAATACTAGATAATGATTCACAATGCGTTTCCACGAGGAAGAACTTCTTCAGGGAAGATGAAGTTCTCATGTGGTTGGTCAGCAGGTGCCATCCAAGCACGTAGTCCTTCATTCAATAGGATGTTCTTTGTGTAGAACGTCTCGAACTCAGGATCTTCTGCTGCTCTAATCTCCTGACTTACAAAATCATAAGCACGAAGATTAAGAGCAAGCCCAATGATGCCAATGCTTGAGACCCAGAGACCCATGACAGGAACAAACAGCATAAAGAAGTGCAACCAACGCTTATTGCTAAACGCAATGCCGAAGATTTGTGACCAAAAACGATTCGCTGTAACCATCGAATACGTCTCTTCTTCTTGAGTGGAATCGAACGCAGTGAATGTGTTGTTCTGTTCACCATCTTCATACAATGTATTCTCTACTGTAACGCCATGGATTGCTGACAGCAATGCCCCACCCAGTATACCAGCAACTCCCATCATATGGAAGGGGTTGAGTGTCCAGTTGTGGAAACCCTGAAGGAACAACAGGAATCTAAAGATTGCTGCTACCCCGAAACTAGGTGCAAAGAACCATGAAGACTGACCCAGTGGATACAAAAGGAATACACTGACAAAGACAGCAATAGGACCAGAGAACGCAATAGCATTGTAAGGACGGATACCAATGAGACGTGCCAGTTCAAACTGACGGAGCATGAAACCAATTAGGGCGAAGGCACCGTGGAGAGCAACAAAGGACCAAAGCCCTCCAAGTTGGCACCAGCGTTGGAAGTCGCCTTGAGACTCAGGACCCCAAAGTAGAAGAAGAGAATGACCCATAGCATCAGCAGGCGTCGAGACAGCTGCTGTGAGAAAGTTAGCACCTTCAAGGTAGGAACTAGCAAGACCATGGGTGTACCAACTCGTAACAAAAGTCGTGCCAGTAAGCCAGCCACCAATGGCCAAATAAGCAGTGGGAAGAAGTAGGAGTCCAGACCAGCCCACAAAGACAAAGCGATCTCGTTTAACCCAGTCGTCCAGGACATCGAACCACCCCCTCGTTGGTGTTGTTAGTGTACTTGTTGTCATTTTTTATTTACCTTAGACATAAAACTTTACAATAATAAAGAAAAAAATAGGGGTCGTAA